TCAAATGTACGAACACCATCAACTGTGATTCTCGCGTAGAAACGGTTGTTAACCATTTTCTTAGCGTATCTCGTCATTATACCTTTGATAGGTGTAAAGTTGAATGGGTTATACATTGTAGGTGTTAATTGTAGAGGAACGTATGGTGCGTAAATGTACCCTGTGTCTAACAATGATGTTCCTTTATGACCCAACAATACTGTGTTTGGTGGGAAGTAAGGGTCACGGTAAACTTGGTAACGACCTGCTAATGTTCCAACTCTTTCAATACCCATGTTGTATTGGTCTTGCTCAGGAGACGCGTTAGATACGTGGAAGTATTCTAAATCGTCAAAGATTGCTGAAATCTCAGAAGAAACTACAATCCAGTTAGCCCCACCTCTTAATGTAGATTTGTGGATTTGTGCTGACAATTGGTTGATTGCAGTAATCAATGTTTGATTCCAATCTTTTTGAGTATAGTTAGTTGTGTTAGCGATTCTTCTCCATCCGTTGTAATCCCAACGTAAGTTCCAAGCCGCACCTTTACGTAAGTCACGTAAGATTTCACGGTCAATCTCAGCCGCCACTTGTTCTGATAACAATGCAGTTAACTCAGCTTCAGCGTCGATGTTATGGAAAGCCGCAACGTCTTGTGCTAATTCAGGAGACCATTGAGCTCTTAGTTTTCTTTCAGTAACTGAAACTGTAACAGATTCTAAGTCGAAAGAAACCTCACCAATTCTGTCTTCGAATTCTAAGTTTTCGTAACGTCTGTAAACCGCTGTGAATGAATCTTCAGCAATTTCTTCGATAGTTGCACCTGTGTAACCATCTAATGTTCCTTCACCACAAGTAGCACATACAGGACAAGATAAATCAACTTCTAAGTAGATACATCCTGTAGCGTCACAGATGTCATAGAAAGAACCACCGTTACCAACAGTTCCACCAACACCGTTACCAAATGTTGTTTGTTGAGTTTCACCATATTTAACGATACCTTTACCGTAGATTTGAGTTACAACTCTGAATAATAATGGTGTAGATTCAGTTACTTCACAAGCACTTCCTGATGCTAACACTAAACCTGCGTTTGCAGTAATTTTAAGGTCAGATAAGAAAGTTTCTGTATCCATTTCGTTACCGTCAGGACCGATTAATTTACCTGCTCCTGAGTTAGCGAAACCACATAATGATACGATAACTTTTCTTGTAGATGCTGCTCCCGTAATACTTGCGTTATTATCACCCGCATCAACTAATGTACCATTACTCCAAACTTGAACAAGTGTGTCTTGAGTAACCGCAGTCCAAGTTCCTTTTGAATAATCAAATAAACCTGCTGGGTCTAATCCTGGCTCAGCACCTTCGTAGAATAAATCATAAAGATTTTTCTTATATCCTTGGTCACCGTAACCTGCAGTTTTAGATGCTGGACCATTAGGTGCACCATAAGGACCGTAGTGTTGACCACCTGTCGCAGAACCTGCACCTCCTTCCTGATATCCTTGAATTTTCGGTACGAAGTAGAATAATTTACCGATAGGTAAGTTCATTGCTTGTACTGAAACGATATCGTTCGCCAATAATTTAGAGAATACACGTCTAACGATTGGGAATACTACAGTTTCAAACGCTCCGTTTGAACCTTCTGAAGTTGCCTCGTTAATTAAGAAAGACGCTTGGTTCTCATATAATTGTGCTACGTTTTCTTTTAAGTGACCTCTAAGACCGTCTAAGAATCCTAGTTTGTCCCATTTGTTAATTGTATCTTCTTTGATAACTTTAAGGTGTTTTAAACCGATGTTACCAACAAGACCTGATTCTAATAATGCTCCCATTTTTAGTTTTTGTTTTTTATTTGTTTTTGTTTATTTTATTTTTTAATTTTATCCATCAAATCTTTCATTCTTAAAAATTGTGGATTTTCATAAGTTTTTGATTCAATTAAAGTTACAGACGAACCATTAGTTGGTGTGTTATTGAATGTTCTTTCAATTGACTCAGTGATTGGTTTACTTACTTTAGTGTTTAACTCATCTTTAATTGTTTGATACAAGTTTTTAGATTCTTTAATAGTTTCCACATTATCAAATCTTTTTAAGATGTTAACTTTTTCTTGTTTGCTAGTTGTATGTTCAGTGAACAAACGAGTAGCGTATGCCAAGTTTGAGTTAAATACTGCAACTTCATTCAATTTATTTCTGAATACGTTTAACGCATTTCTGTATTCCTCGTTTTTTTCTCTAAGAATTTGTAATTCTTTTTGATTAGTATTTTCTTTAAGTGCGGTGTTAAATGAAGAACCAGCTCTTGGTTTTGGTAAACCACCTTTTCTTCCTGCCTTACTTCCGGCACCTAATGTTCTCACACCCTCTTTAGTTTCTGCTTTTTTAACTCTACCTTTAGATAAAGATTGTTCTTTGTTTTCAGATTTTTTAGGTTTAATTTTAAATTCACCATCTAAATTTTCACCATCTTTATAACTAAAACCTTTTTTAGCATTACCTGTTCCAACAGATTTAGGACCTTGTTTCATTTTAGTTTTAAATCCTTCACCTTGATTTGGTTTTGAGTCGTATTTGAATTTAGGTTTACCCATTCCAGTACCTTTCGCTTTAAAAGATTCCATAACTTCATCTAAGTCGTATGATTCTTCTTCTTCGTTCCATTCTTCATCCATAAAATCCATATCTTCTTCAGACATATAATCCATATCTTCTTCGTCTAATTCATCTTCGAATTCTATTTCATAAACAACTTCTTCATCATTACCTTCAGAGAATACATCATCAATTATTCCTTTAAGGTCTTCGTCATCATAATCTTCTTCAGACTCGTCCTCAAATTCATACATTTCTTGACTGTCGAATTCATCATAGAATTCTTCTTCAGATTCACCTACTATCATATATTCTTTATTTGTTTCGTTATCTTTGACATTAATGTTTCCTGTTTCATCTTTTGTAACTACGATTTGGTCATCAGGACCCATCAATTGAAATACTTTAAGAACATTTTCCGGATTAGTCTCATTTCGTAAATCAATTACAGGTTCTTCACCTTCGTCTTCTACCTCATCACCTGACTCTTCTTCAGAATCAAAGTCTTCTACATCAGTGTCATCCATTTCATCTGATTCATCATCAAATTCAATTTCTTCTTGGTCAACCTCTTCACCTTCTTCATCTTGTTCTGAAAGAGATTCTTTTACTAAGTCTTTGATTTCTTGTTTCATTGTTGAAGCAAGTATTCCTTTTGCGTTTTCCGATACGGCTTCTTCCAAATTTTTCATTTGGATAAGGGCCTCTTCTACTAAAGATTTTTCTTTACTCATTTGTTAAAAACTATATTTTTATTAATAAATATTATAAAACATAAAAAAAACTTTATTTAACTATGTTTTTAGGAAAAAAAAATTAAAGCATAAAAAAAGGGAGTCCTAAAACTCCCTCTTAATTTTATAGTATTAAATTAAAAATTACTCAATTACTTCGTCAATTTTACTCTCAACAATTCCTGTAATTCTCCAATCCATAGTGTAGTTTTCATACACTTTAGTAACCTTTGCCTCAACATCGGTTGGTGAATAACCTAACACTAATTTTTCTTCTCTAACTTTTTTCACTTTACCTGATTCAGTGTCTAATAAATCAGACGTAATTTTTGCAACGAAATATTTTTCTCCTTGTTCCATATTAATTATTTTATCTATTTCCCAAATAATCGTTTAATTTATTCATTAAGTCAAGTGATTTATTTCCTGTTTTTCCTACGGTTCTCTCAACAGACATTTGTTTTTCTTCTTCTAAGTTTTCCTCAAACTTAAATTTATCATCTTTATTTAAGAACAAATACGCACCCGGTGTTGACGGTGATGAAACTAAGTCAAAACAAATTAATTCAAAATCATCCTGAACTTCGTTTTGTTCACCAACTTTTTTAAGTGAACCAACACCTCTTGATGAAATACCTAACGTAACACCTTGTCTAAGGTAGTTTGCAGCCATATCACCTTTAGTTGATACAATACCTCTTTCGTGGAAACCTGGACTTGTTAATAATTTAAGTTTACCCATTAAAGTATTACCTTCCCACCATACTTCAGTAATAAGGTGTGAAACTCTATCTAAGTCAATTAAAGATGATTCAGGGTGATTTAATTCTGATAAAGATGTTCCTTTATCAATCATTTTTCTATAGTTATCCGCTTCACGTTTTAAAATACGTTCAGGGTATACACGACCATTTCTATTAGGTGTGTTATATTTTTGCAGAACCGCATAAAATTCAAATGGTTTTGAGTGGTCTAAATAATTTGTAGACTCAAGTATATAAGAATTTTGTTCTGTCTTTGGTGAAATGAAACCCGCATCGTATTCAATTAAAATACCTTTGCCGGTCTCATTTGGATTTAAAATTCGTAAACTCATCGTAATGTTTTAATAATAAATATTAAACACATTCAAATAGTGACAATTCTTTTTTATTTTTGGATTTAGTTAATGTGAAAATAAAAATTTTATTATCAATTAAATTGTCTTTATAAATTTTTTCAATAATGTTAATTAATGAATTTTTTAATCGTTTTGATTTAAAATCTATAGATTCATCTTTCATATAGAAATTAATTTCCAAATTCATAAATGATTTTTTTCCGACAGAAATACCACTAGGTCTTAAATCTAAGTCGACAATAAAAGTGTTATTAAATAACCTTCTATCTAATGATTCGTAAATTGAATGTTTAATTGAACGGCTAAGGTTTAATACAATCCTTGACCAATTATCGTATTCTTCAATTGGTTCAACCCAAGTTTGTATGTTTAAATACAGTGATTTTAATTTAATTGAATCGACAGTCCCGTAAGTTATTTTTGAAGACTGAAAACCATTTATTTTTGAGGTTTTCCCTTTTTTCATTATTTTTCATATTACCTATGTTTATTTTTAGAAAATATAAATATATTTAATATAAAAGTCAAAAAATAAAATTTAAAGAAAAATAAGTATGATAATTGTTAAGGTTGATAAAAATTCTAACATTGAAAAAGCGTTAAAACAATATAAAAGTAAAGTCATCAAAACAAGACAGATGACTAAATTAAACGAAAGAAAAGAATATATTAAACCTTCAGTGAAAAAAAGAAACGTGTTAAGCAAAGCAAAACACGTTCAAAAAAATTATAAAGAAAATAATGATTAAAGATTTTCGTTTAAACTTTTAAGTTTAAAAAACCCAAGTTTATTGTAAGTTTCACTATTAACTTTTTCAATTGTTTCATTTATTCTCTTACCTGTCTCGTAATCAGTTGTTTCACGTTTTAATGTTGTTAATTTATTCAACACAGACTCTTTTAAAGGTCCAAATTGGTTTTTCAATTCACTATCGTCTTCAGATAATAAACTAACCAATTCTTTTTGTTCAGATTCCGATAACTGATTATAAAAATTAACGATTGTTTTATTTGCAATATTAATCATACTTGATAATGGAATATCAATAACATTATCTTTTTTAATTTCTTTTTTAGTTAACGACTCTTTAATAATTTTCTTACTTTGAATTTTGTTTTCTAAAGTAAGAACATTGTCAGAAAATAGATTATCTATAACCTCATATTGGTTTTCTGTTTTAATATTTTTAACCCACTCTAATAATGGTTTTAAAGTAACATTACTAATTTTATTAATTGTATTTTCGTAAATAACAATTGATTCGTTAATATAATCGTCAGCAATAGATTCATTTAAACCTTTATTAGTTGATAATTCATCATACAAATAAAATAGTTTATTTATGTTCTTATTGTTTAAAACATATTTTTTAAAATTAGACATTTCCGTTTTGAATGTCCCATTATTATACGACTCAATTAAAATTGTGTCTATTTTAGATTTTATTATACCAAATTTCATTTTCTTTTTTTATATATAAATATTAGTCACCAAGAAGTTTATCTAAAGCATCTTCAATATCTCCCAAAGAATTTTTGCCTTTTGATAAATCAATCAGTGATGATTCGTTAATTAAATCTTTATTTTCTATTAAAATACTTAAATTATCTCGTTTATATGATTCAGGGGTTACACCTGCATCACCACCCGGTGCAGGACCTGGAGGTGGTGGTGGAGTTGGTTCACCCATACCGGCACCCATACCCATATCACCTCCAGGAGGTGGTGGTGGGGTTGTTGATTGAGATGATAATGTTCCACCTGATTTATTTCCATATAGGTTATCAATATTATCAAATAACCCTGTATGTGTGATAATTGTTGCGGTATTAGTTAATTCTGTTGCAACTGCTCGTTCAATACGTTGTTGTTGTAAATCAAGTTTGATATCTTCGTCTGAGAATCCTAAAATATGTTTTTTAGCCCAAGACGCTGATACCGGAGCCAATGAATCTTGTATTGGTGCAACCGCGTCTTTGTATAATAATATTTTTTCTTTCCAAACGTCAATTTTTAATAAATCCGCTTGACTTGATGGGTTAGTTAACCCTAACGTAAAGTTACGTAACTCATCTTCAAATCCTAATAAAAATAAATGAATAATCGCAATTTTATTTAATTCGGCAATAACACATTTTTGAATTCTATTAATTGTTCTTGCAAAACGGATATCCATTAATGATAAATCTTTACCACCACCTACAGGTTCTTCAAAACCTAAGAATGCTTTTGGAACACGTAATGCGGTTAATAGTTTCTTTTGGATATATTCAATATCGGCAATCTCACCTAAGTTTTGAGCACCTGCCAATGTATCAATTGGGTTTGGTGCTGCCGGGTCACGAACAGGTATAAAGTAATCTTGGTCTACCGCCATTTGATTAAATCTCATATCTACGTTACCTGTCTTTGAATCAACAACTTGGTCACGTTTAAACTTGTTTGCAACACGTTGTACGTATGCCTCAACGTCTTTATCATCCATGTTACCAACAAAGACTTTAAACACCCTTCTTTCAGGTGCCCTTGACGTTCTATAGATTAACATAGCGTCTTCGGCCAACATCAACTGTTTCCAAATACGTCTTGCTTTTTCCAACATAGATGTTCCGTATGGTAATTTTCTATCATCACCAAGTAATCTAAAATGTGCGATTTCCCAAGAGTTAAACTCCATATCTTTCGCTTTCCAAGTGAAACGTAAACTTTTATTTTCTACAGGTTCACTAACATTCATACTTTTTGCCGGCATCCCCCTTTCAAGTCTTTCAATTTCAATGTTTGGTAATTGCATACATCCAACAATACCACTTTCAGAATCTAATTTTAGATAAACAAAATTATCACCATATTTCGCAACATTTCTAATCCACATTGGTAAATTAGTATTAATATCTAAAGTATTGTTAAATAAATCAGCTAATATACTTTTGATACGTTTTGATTCAGAATAAATTTGTAAAATATGACCGTTTTGGTCAACAGTAGTAGATTCCTCAGAATAGATATCCAACGCCGCTGAAATCTCAGGAGTATATTCCATTGATTCATAATCATAGAATGATGCTAATCTTGTTGGTTCATAATAAACCGCTTGTGTATATAAATTGTTTTCAATTTTAGACCATTGATTAGATAAATACAAACTTTGTTGTGCTTGTAATTTTTCTTTTTCGTATTCTTGTTTAGAATTAGTTTTTAATAATTCTTGTTTGTCGAACTTGTAAACAGGATAATCCTGACCCAATAATGAATTAGGACCGAAGGCTTGGGATAATTTTTGCCATACGGTCAATTGTTTCTCTTTATTCTCCATAATAATAATTTACCTATTAATTTAAATATCTAAATAGTCGTATATTATTTCATACCCCCAAATAACCACCCATATTTCATATAATCATCTTTACTCAAATTTTGACCATAACCTTGAGTTCTATTACCTTGATAATGGGGTATAACAGGATTAAAATCTATAACTTCTTTTGGTGATTCGTTATTTGAAACCGACCAAGATTCCACCATTGCTTTTGCTTGTTCAGTTACTTTTGTTAATTTTGAAAACGATGTTTCACCAACATATGTTGCCATCGCAATTGACATAAGTAAATCATCATGTCTTCCTTTTTGGTGGTCAGGTCTTCCGTTTATATAAACAAAAGAATCCATTTCATTATATAATCGATGACTATATATTTTAAAATCGTGTCTCATTGCCTCTTCGTATGAAGCAATAATCTGAACACGTTTGTTGTTAAAGTTAATTCCCGGTATTTTTTCTGCTGATTTTGGGTTATATTTCCAAGTATTACCTAAGTCTTCACCGTCAACGTATAAATCACGATAACCTAATTCTTGTAATTTACGAGAAGTTGCAACACCCATCCCACCGGTGATATCTATCACAATAAACGCGGAATACATATTGGCCCATTTATAACAAACTTCCGCCATAGTATCAGGTGGTAATTTACCAACAAATTCGGCAACTTGTTCTCTATTATCAAAATCAACAATTTGAAATGAACTAAAGTCTTCACTATCCCCACGACTGACATCGACACCCATTATGTATTTGTGTCCTACAACAGGTTCTTTCCAAATCCATAATTGATTACTCATCATTTTATTTTGGGGTTCTTTAAGATAATTTTCTTTTATCTTCATCATTAGTTTAGAATCAAATACGTTATCACCCGAACCTAAGAAGTTACATTCCAACTCCTGAGATACTTTACGTTTATCGTATTTTAATTTCTTAACCATTTTTTCAAACCAATCCGAACAAGGTTTGTATCCGTCAGAGATTAGTTTTTTTGCATCATCAAAATTTCTATCTTTAAATTCGATATCGGCCCAACTAATAATATCAGATTCTTTATAATCTTCTTTATTTAATAGGTAATGAATTGCGTCATCAGTTTTAACAAAAAACAAATCTTTTGTATATCGAGGGTCACGATACCAATACATTTCCGTAATTTTGAAATCATTCATGTTACGTAACGCTTGGTCATAAATCTCATAATAAATTGGGTCATTACCGTTAGGTGTTGACACCACAATTACTTTACCCCCTGTTGATAGGGACGCCATACAGGCAGACCAGAAATCACTGTCGGCTTCGATAAACGCAGCCTCATCAAATACAAGTATAGTTGGGGTAAATCCACGTAAGGCATCTTTTGACGTTGCCACCGCTTTAACCTCACAACCATTTGTTAATTTATAATGTTTAGTAGATTTCTTATTTGGGTCTATTTGAACATCAGTCCAAGACGGCCACTGAGTAACAAATGCACGAATTTTATTGGCCATCTCAATTGATGTATCCAATTTATTTGCGATTATAAGTATTTTCTCAGGTTTTGTTTTTTTAGCGAACGCTAATTTTTTAGATATCCAAGCGGATGTTACTGTTGATACACCCGCCTGACGATATTTTAATGCTATATTCTCATTGTAGTTTTCATAATCTTCCAATAAAGTTATTTGGTCAGGAAATAATTCTAATGGAACGTATTTTGAAACTGTGTTATCATATGTTTGTAAATAAGTGCTTAGAGCATATGTCGTATCTTTCATACATTTTACATACTCTAAGACTATTTGTTCTTTTGTTAAATTTGCCATAATTATTCATCATCGTCGTCGTCTAAATCGTCTAAGAATGATAAATCATCATCCCAATCGTCATCATCATCGTCATCATTTGATTGTTGAGACTGCTCAGGTTCATCTTTAACAGGGATTTGACGTAATTTTTCAACTTGTTCTTTAGCCCCTTGTGCTAATTTGTTAACAAATTCAATAGAGTTTGGTGTGTTTCTAATTAACCCTTCCATTAACGTTTTTAAATCAGTTGGTGATAATAAACTTAGTTTGTTAACTAAATACAATTGTATAATGTTTTGACTTCCGACATCAGTAGAAATGAAGTTATTAAACTCAGGTGGCATTATTTGTAATAATTTTTTATAAAATGCTTTACCTAATAATGAATCCCAAACCTCACCCGGTAATGTATCTTCAGACGCAATAACCATACCCGCTTGTTTTTCATCTTCAGGTAATGAATCCCACACCATAAATTGGAAAACACCTTTCATTAATTCGTGAATTAACAATGGTAATGTTGCAGCTCTCGCGTTAATAATATAAGGACCATTTCCGGTTTCAGGTTCATCAATAGATACTTGACCTAATTGACCTTGACCTGACGCCGCCATTTGTTCTACATTTGGATACACCCAATATAAGTGTTCCATAGTTGCCTGTGAAACTTTATATAAATCATTTAACTCAGGGTCTAATTCATCAATTTTATCATTCAATTGTGTAAATAAATGACCTAAATTAAATGCCGCTCCTTGAACTAATGAGTTAACCATTCTTCTTTTATTCTTTTGGCCTTCAAACTCTTTTACCGCAACGTCTTCCATTTTTTTTGCGATAATTTCTTCACCCTTTTCCCAATCAAAGTCAACACCCATATCTTCAAATTCTTTTGCGAATTTTTCTAACTCTTCTTTGTGTTGGTCAGCATTTTTAAACGCTTGTGCGATTTCTGTTTTTGAAAATTGTTCAGGTTTTGTTCTCATACCCTGAACCATACCTCTTGGTCCTGAAATTAATTCGGCTTTAAGTTTGATTACATTTTTGTATCTTGGTGAATTTAAACCAAAATGTTGTGACACCAAGTCTATCGCCATTTTTTCAATAGCCGCCTTATGTCTTGATTGTTTTCCAATAATTTCTTGTAAACTACCCATCGCAGTTCCCATCAATTGCATATAAACTTGTTGTGGGTTACCTTCAACAGGAGAATTATCACCCATCGCACGTTTAACCTTTTCAACTGAATCCTTAAATGATTCACTTGCAAGTAATTCAATCAATTCGTTAGAAATACCCATTTTTGAATATGGTGTTTCACCACCTTCAACAGAACCTTGTAATCTTGGGTTCATTCTCGCACCTCCAACATCAGAATAATCAATAGGTGCTTCAGATAGTGCGTTTTTAACTTCAGTTAAAAGATTAACTTCAGATTTAGATAAACCTTCTTTAATCATTTTGTTTTCTAAATCACGTTTTACTTTTAATATATTTTCAAAATTTTTATTTAAACTCATATCGTAATTATTTCTTATTATTAATTGAATTCCATTGTAACCAAGAAGGTAAATCTTTATTACCTGCCTGAGGTGCCGGTCTTGGTCTTGTTCTTCTACCAGGTCTTAACGGGTCATCTTCAGGATGTATTTCAGGTTTTGTTGGTGTATCTATATCAGGTTTAACGTCAGGTTTAATTGCCGGTTCAAGCGTTTCAGGAGATTCGTTTACTAATCTCGATAATGTTTTTAAAAAATCTTCCTTAGTAATTCTTGGACTTAAATTTTTTTCAATTAATCTTGATAAACTTTCTTCTAAACTATCAAAACTTCCTTGAGGTCTTAAATCTGAAATTTTATTTTGTAAATTTTTGTTAAACGCCTTACCTATCATATCAAGATACTCAACTTCATTTGTTTCAGTTTTTTTAACTTTTTTAGGTAAACCTTTATGTTTAGTTGATGCAAAATCTTTAACATCTTTGTCTGACATTTCTTTAGCGACTTTTCCGGCTTTTCCTTTTTTAGGTGTTTCACCTTTTTGCATTGACCTAACAACACCGAAAAACTCTTGTTGTTTTTTAGAAACTGCTTTTTCTTCTAATTCACCCTCATTTGTTTCTTGAGTTACTACTGTTTTTCCACCTTGATTTGAGACTGAATAACTACCTTTAATGTTAGTTTTACCTCCTTGTGGAAGTTCAATCTGTTTAACAGTTTTTGTTGTTACTTTAGGTTGAGGTCCTGGTGCAGTTTGTTCATTAGTTATACCTTTAGACTCAAACAATCTATCATACATTAGATTAGTTTGGCTTTCATTCAAAGATAATACCCAAGATGCCGTAAACCCCTCACTCATCAATTTTAATTTTTTCTTACTAGGTTTCATAAACAACTTTTTTTTCAAATTCTAAAACGATGTCACGTTCATATAATTTATCTTTAACTGATTGTTCATCTTCACCAAACTTAAAAACTAATCTTTTTTGGTGATTAAAATCAACTTCGTCTGTTTCATTCTCCCAAGATAATGCAATTACACTATCCATCGCATCTATCATAGAAAAATAGTCAGAGTTTTGAATAACCGACATTGTAATTTTATCGTTTTTCAAAACTCCGACTTTAGTAATGTGTTCGATATGTGGGGGTAATGGATAACCATTTGATGGTTTAGAATCCCAATATTCTCCCCAAACATCAGTCAAATCATTTCCAAATATAAATTCGTATATATTATCACCTTTATAATTTGGTCCTAATTCATTAACATAAATTAAAAAATTCATATAAGTTTATACCCACCTTTTGTTGATACACTTATTTTTTTATTTTCCGCTTCAAACACTAATGAGTGTGAAACAGTTTTACCTAAAAATTTTGCATTTGGGTATTTTTCAATTAACTTCAATGCTGAAAATTCTTGAGGTGTATTATTTGAAAGATTTCTAACACTTTCTGTTAAAGTTTTTCTTTCGTTAATTTTTCTTTTTTTGTCTTCAAATTTTTTACTTTCAGTGATTGTTTTTTTGTCAAAATATTTACTCAACACATTGTCAACTTTTGATTCACTAAAAATTTGTTCAAACATATCATCAATACTTGATGAATCATCATCTGAAAAATCACGGTGACGGAATCTTCTACTTCCTCTATGTTTAGACGGGTAATCATCTTCGTCATCGTCAAAATCAATACCTTCAGCCATTTCACCTTCAGGTGCTACAGGAACTTCAGGTTGAACTTCTTCACCTTCCATATCAGGCATTTCTTCACCTTCCATATCAGGCATTTCTTCACCACCCTCTTCATCTTCAACACCTTCAAGTTTGTCAATGATTGAATCCAAATCTTCTTCTTCTAAACCATCCAAATTTAATGCAGATAAAACAGAATTGATAACATATTTAATATCTTTAGACGACATTTCATTTTCTTCATCAGAATTAAATGTTCTAATTTTTTGTGCTAATTTACCTGTAACTTTTTGAATTGTTTTAAATGTAACGACCTCATCTTCGTCTTCCATTTCTTCATCTTCCATATCAGGCATTTCTTCATCACCCATTGGCATTTCTTCATCACCCATTGGAACTTCTTCAGGAGCGGGTGCGGGTGCCGCTGCGGGTGCGGGTGCAGGTGCAGGAACAGGTGCGGGTGCAGGTGCCGCTGCTGGAACCGCTTGTTCAGTTGTTTCACCTTTTTTTTCGTCACCAAATTTTAGAAAATATTTGGTTTCTTCATCACCCTCATTAAATAATGATACGTTATGTTTAACCCCCTCATTTAAATTAACTTCTTTAGCAACTAAATTAAGTCTTTTAAACGCTTGAGAATATGAACTAAAATAACGTCTATTTTTCATAGGCTCAATATAGTCAAAATCATTCAATGATTCATTAATACTTTTTTTAATTACATATCCGTTTTTTTCTTTAACAATTTGGTAATTACGACCATCTGCTAATAAAATTTCATATTCAGAACGGCTATTTTCATTTATAGGTTTTGGCATATGTTCTTTATATCTCGCAATTTCCATTATGCGATTTAATTTATCTATACCTTGTAATTTTTCACTACCGATAGGTTTTAATCCTCCCATTTTTTATTGTTTTTTAAAAATATTATTTATATAT